CAGCAACTGGATTTGGTATGGATACTCCACCACAGATGATGACTCGCATGCCAGAGTTAGAACCTGGAGATCCAACTCATCGTAACTTTAGAAACGATTAATCATGTATCAGTACAAAGCGAAAATATTAAAAGTTTTAGATGGCGACACTGTTGACATAGATCTTGATCTAGGTTTCAATATTGTTCTTGCAAACCAGCGTGTTCGTATGGCTGGCATTGATACTCCAGAATCAAGAACTACTGATTCTGAAGAAAAGGTGCGTGGTCAGTTATCCAAGAAAAAACTAACTGATAAACTTCCAGTTGGTTCTTGGGTAAGAATTGAAACGCAAAAGTCTGACAGTAATGATGATAAGTTTGGACGCATCCTTGCTGTGTTCATTATGGAAGATGGCACTAGTCTCAATCAGTGGATGATTGATAACAACTATGCTGTTCTTTACAATGGCGAGAACAAAGAGTTAGTGCAAGAAATGCATCGTTACAATAAGCAGAAACTTATTGAACGAGGTGAGTTAAAAGGATGACAACCCCATACGATTTTTGGGTGTGGTGGTGTTTGCAGATGTATTATTTACCCTACACCATCCTCGGATCCACTAGTAAGTAAGCACTAACTTACTCCCAAACCCCTGTATCTAACAGGGGTTTTTTATTGAAAAAAGTTGTTGTCTTTAATTGCAATCTGGGGTAGAATAGAGGTATGAAAAGTGAAAAAGGAGTTGTTATGAAGGGTTCGATTCGTTTAGTTGTTGGGTTTCTTCTCGTGTTCGGTGCAGTCGGTGGTATGGAAACTACTGCAGATGCACTGTTGGCTCAAACAGTAGTTGCAGTGATTGGTCTTGGTGTGATGTACTCTGGTGTTAAAGCAATGGAGCGTGTATAATGACTTTAGAACAAATGATTGAACAGGGGTTTACTGCAGATCAGATCTGTGCTAAACTTGGGCATTCTTATGATTTTGTGATGCAGTTTATTGAACAGCGTCACGATGAAGAGTTGCAAAAGCAGTATGAGTTTTTGTCGTATGCAGATGAGTGTGCAAATGACGACGCAAATTATTATGGAGAATTTAAATGAGCAATACAATTGAATATCGTGGTCAAACTTTTGATCGTAGTCATGGTAGTCCTTTTGATCGTGGTGCAGCTGATAGTCACTATAGTCGTCCACAAGATCCACACTGGTATCCTGAGGGATCGTATCGTGGTGACCGAATCGAGTCTAAGGACATGAGCATTGCAGAAATGCGTGCTTACTTTATGGGCTACGAATACAATGAGCAATTTGGTGATAAGAAAGATTGGGGTTAATATGTTGGCATACTGTGATTACATCGCTAAAATAATTAGCGACTCTTTGAAAGATGATTCTCTCAAAATGTTTTCACACATTGATAATGTTGGAAAAGTTAGATGGGATCTGTCCGATGATGGACAATTTCTTTCAACTAAGAAAACCATGTCTGTTGTAGACAGAAACGGTAAAATGTATCGTGTTACTGTTGAGGAAATTCGATGACTGAATTTCTCAAATGGTTTGGTACAGCACTAACGATTGCTGGTGCAGTGGCAACTGCACTGGCGATTGATCCATTGAATGTGTATCTGTTCAATGTTGGTGCGATTGTTTGGTTGTGGGCTGCAATTCGAATGAAGGAAAAGAGTTTAATTGTAGTCAATGCTGGACTGTTGGCAGTTTATATGTTTGGTGTTTTTTATAGGATTATGTAATGAATTCGAGCGAACGAGAGATTATGCTTATTGCACAGGAAGAGTGTGCTGAAGTTACTCAAGCGATAAGTAAAGTATTCCGATTTGGAATTGAAGGTGTCCATAATGGAAGAACAAACCGAGAAAGACTCGAAGAAGAACTTGGTGATCTGGTTTGTATGATTGAGATGATGATGCGGAGAGGTATCGTCAATGAAGATACTGTCTACAGTAATGCATTGAAGAAACGAGATAAATTGAAAACATGGAGTAACATCAATGATTCAGATAAATAACCTTTCACAATATGAAGTAGAAATGCTAGACCATATGTGGACTCTAGAAACAGAGGAAGAATTTTTTGAATGGTACAATTTGCTGGACGATGAAGATCAAAAACTTGCAGATTATTTGCAGGAGATGATTATTCTTGCACATGCAGAAGAAACGATAGAACAAACACAATATAAGGATGCAAAGGAATACCTAAAGAAATTTGCTTTGCAAAACTAGAACATGTATAATAAGACTTCAAAACCTAGAAATCCTGTTGCAAAGGATCTTCGCACTCCAAAGTATCGTATGAGAACAGTGGAGAGCAAGGTCAAGTACATTCGCAATCCTAAACACAAGAAGGAGTCTTATGGACAATACCTATGAAATCTTTCGTGGTGGACTTATGACCACCATTAAGATTAAAGACTACAAGTATAACATTGTAGAGTTTACTATCACGCAGTACATGCAAGATGAGCATGGTAAAGATATCGTAAACAGTAAACACACAACATTTTACACACCGAAACAACTTGAAGAATTTTTCACACCTATACTTAATGACTTGAAAGCGAGATTTAATCATGAAAACCATTCCAGCGAATCAAACACCTGAATTTAAAAACTGGTTACTAGGACTTCTCCATGATGAACACACCAAAGATCTGTGCGTTACTTTTACCAAAAAAGATGGAACAGAAAGAACAATGCGATGCACTCTCTCCGCAGGAAGAATACCTGCAGATAAACAGCCAAAGGCAAGCACTGGGTTGGAGGAAGAGACAAATAGCAAGACTTCTGGATCCGCAGTGCGTGTCTTTGACGAAGACAAAAAAGAGTGGAGATCGTTCCGCTGGGACTCAATCAAAGAAGTGAAGGCAGATTTATGATTAAGTTAGAACCAACATCAACAAACATTGTGATTATGCTTATCTTAGCAGTCGCAATTATTATTGGTGCTCCACTTGCACTTATTTGGGCACTCAATACTTTATTTCCAGTGTTGGTTATTCCATATACACTGGAAACTTGGTTAGCTGCATTTATTGTTCCTGCAGCATTTAGAGCAACAGTCAACGTGAAAGGTAAATAATGAACTTGACGAGTGAACAGAAAACCGAATTGCATAAAGCAATTCGTGAAATTAGTGATTCAATGACACGCACAGAAGCAGAGCGTGATTTGATTAAAGAAATTGTAAAAGATCAATCTGATCAATTGCAAATTCCTAAGAAAGTTATCTCCAAAATTGCAAAAACATTCCACAGACAAAACCTTGCACAAGAAGTTGCAGAGCATGAAGAATTTGTGGAGTTGTATGAGAAAGTCACGTCGAAATAACCCTACACCTCGTGGGGTTATTGCAAATTAGTTGTTGCCTTTTATTGTGAATTGATGTATAATAGATATTATTAATGGAGGTTACAAACCTATGGCAACAACAAAGCGTCGTATCAAAGGTCACGCTATTCTTGCATCCCGCAAAGAAACGATGGCTAATGAACCAGTTGTTACACTTGACAACTACAACTCGAGTCTTAATACAGCACTGTCTTGGTACACAGAGCATGCAAACGAAAAACAACTTCGTAAGTTTGCTCTGGAGTACTTTGCTAAACTTAGCAAGAAAGCAGAAGTATTGGCTATCAGCAAAGCAAGCGATTCAGAAATCCGACAGCTGGCAATCATCTGTCGTCTGAAGACACGTGAGCAATTCCTAACAGAAAAGCATATCGACTTCATCAGCAAAACTGTTGATGATCTCATGTTCAAGTATAAGGTTGTCAAAGAGAAGAAAACAGAAGTCGTTAAGACCAATGTTATTTCTATTCAAGAGCGTATCGAAGAAAAAGCCAGAGAACTTGCTGGTGAAATCGAAGGTGCGATTGATGACTTTGTATTGAGTAAAGGTAAGACTACTTTCTCTGCCAAAAACTATTTGCTGGCTAATTCAGTATCAGCACCCATCGCTAAAAAGATCGGTGATCTGTTCGTTGGAACATATAACGAACTCGCAGATGCCATCAATGAAGAAGATGAACAGCTTGTTGAGGGATACAGCAATTTCT